AAAATACTAAAGATTTCACACAGTCAAAATTAAATGTTATTACTAGAAAAAAACAGTTAGAAGAAATTAGAAAGAAACAAGAAGAAGTTCAATTACAAATAGATGACGATGCCGAAATAGTTGAAAAAGTAGAAGAAATAACTAAGCCAGTAGAAGTAATTGAAGAAGATAAAATATTAACTGTTACATTTATATTAAAAGATACAAAAGAAAATATAGTTAAAGTTAGAGAATTTATGAAGAAAGAAGGTATAAAATATGAGTAATGAAGTTACTAAAACAAATGCAAGTAATAAAATAGGATTTACTAGTTTTATGACATCTAATGTAGTTCAAAAGAAAGTAAACGATATATTAGGAGATGAAAAAAGAGGTGCTAGATTTATTTCTAGTATAGTATCAGCAGTTAATGCTAATCCTATGTTAAAAGAATGTGATAATGCTAGTATCTTATGTGGAGCATTATTAGGTGAAAGTTTAAACTTAAGCCCATCTCCACAATTAGGAAATTACTATTTAGTTCCGTTCAATTTAAAAGATAGAGGAAAAGTAGCACAATTCCAATTAGGATATAAAGGTTATATTCAATTAGCAATCCGTTCAGGACAATATAAGAAACTTAATGTACTTGCTATTAAAGAGGGAGAATTAATTAAATATGACCCATTAAATGAAGAAATAGAAGTCAATTTGATTGATGATGAAGAAAAAAGAGAAAAAACAAAAACTATTGGTTATTATGCAATGTTCGAATATAACAATGGTTTCAGAAAAACTTTATATTGGAGTAAGGCAAAGATGGAAGCCCACGCTTTACAATATTCAAAAGGCTATCAAGCAAAAAAAGGTTCAACTTTTTGGGAGAAAGATTTCGATGCTATGGCATTTAAAACTATGTTAAGACAATTAATATCTAAATGGGGTATTATGAGTGTAGATATGCAAAATGCTTTAGAAGGCGATATGGCATACATTAAAGAAGATGGTTCTAAAGAATATGTAGATAACGAAGATTTAGAACCAGTTATTAATGTAGGCGATGCTGAATTTGATGAAAAAGATATAGAACCTAAAACAGTTAGTTTAGATGAGGTGGAATAATGCCTTATAAATCAGCAAAACAACGCAAATTTTTTCATACAAAAGAAGGAATGAAAAAAGTTGGTAAAAAAGTAGTAGAAGAATTCGACAAAGAAGAAAAGAAAAAGAATAAAAGGAAGAAAAAATGAAATACGAAATAATAGGTAGTTCAAGTAAAGGTAATTGTATAATTGTAGAAGATGCGTTAATGTTAGATTGTGGTGTAACCTATGTTAAAATAAAAAAATATTTACCGAAAGTAAAATTAATTTTTATAAGTCACGACCATCTAGACCATCTTTTACCTACTACAATAAAAAAAATAATATTTAACTTTCCAAAAATCAAATTTGTCACTGGTAGTGTCGAAGTTGTAAACATTTTAAGTAAAATAGGAGTATACAATAAAAATATATATATACTAGATTTGGGCAAAAAATACAATTTAGGACTACTTAAAGTAAAATTAGAGGGATTGTACCACGACACTCCAAATTATGCTCTTAAATGGCAAATAAACAATAAAAAAGGCATATATATAGTCGATACTTGCAAAGTAGACCACATTGAAGCCAAAAATTATGATTTGTATTTGATTGAAAACAATTATCAAGAAAGTTTACTACAACAACATATTGATAATTGTGAAGATAAAAATATGTTATATTATCTTAACAGAGTGCCATATACACATCTATCGGCTGAACAAGCCAATAGTTTCTTAATTGAAAATATGGGGGAAAATTCAACTTATGAATATATACACCAAAGTGATTATAATTATAGAGAGGTTGATTAATATGAAATTATTTAAAAATTATAAAAAATTATATCTAGCAGAACTAGAAAATAGAAAAAAGTTAATAACTCAAAATAGCAAATTATCTGCTGAAAGAGTAAAGGCTATGATTGAATTAGAAGATACTAAAAAATTCTTAGAAATGGAAAAGGAATGTAGCAATGCATTAAGAAAAGAAAGAACTAAATTAAGAAAAATGGTAACTAAACTTGGAGGGGATTGGAAAGATGAAAAATAACAATGGAAATAGTGGAATAGGTTTTGTAGGATTACTAACTATAGCATTCATAGTATTAAAATTAATAGGAATTATTAAGTGGAGTTGGCTATGGGTATTAAGCCCAATATGGATTAGTATTCTTCTTATAATATTAGTAATTTCTATAATAGCACTAAAAAGTGGCAAATAGGAGGAATTATGGAAAATAAAAAATATTACACAAATAGTTCAGGGGAAAAAGTTGATATTTCTACATTAGAAACTACACATTTATTAAATGCATTAAACAAAAAACAAAGAGAAATATTTAATTCAGCAAACAAAGATGATGTTTCAAAAGAATTACAAGAAATCAAAGACTTAAGAGAAGAATATCACAAAAGATTTAATGAATGGTATGATAAACTTGAAGGATAAATATACAATATTTTTAAAGTTTTATAATCAACAATGGAAACCATATTTTCATAGTGATAACAAAATACATTGCTTTGACTATGAATATGCGAAAAATTTATATGACAAATGTTGTAAAAATTTTAGCACAAGCCAATGGATGCTTGTTAAAATAGAAAATATGTATTCTAACGATGAATTTATGTATATTAAGGAGGATTAACATATGGAAGAAAAGAAAAAAGAAAAATATGGTTATCATAAATTAGAAGTGGGTCAAAAAATTAGAGTGTTTAAAACCACATATAACGATATAAATTTCTATAAATTTCAAGTCCTTCAAAAAAATTATGATAAAACTAATTCAAAATTCTATGAGGAATTGAGATTTATAAAAGGTGTAGACATTCCTAACGAAACAGATATAATCGTAAATCAATTTGTAGAAAATTTAAGAGAAAACCCAAATGACAAATATCACGGAATAAGATGGTATCAAATAAATGATTTTGAAATGATACAAAGCCAAGAGCAAATTGAAAAAGATGCTTTGAATGAATATAATGAAACAGTTGATGAAAATATGATAGAAATAGATGAAAACTTCTTAGATTAGGAGGTAGAGTAAATGGGAATTTTAATTTATATATTTAAGTGTTTATTGTTAATATTAGGAATAGTATCTTTATTATATTTTATTATAGGTATAGTAACTATTCCTTATAGAGAAAAGAAAAAAAGAGATAATCTTAAAGAATTATTTAAAAGCCTTGCCGAGATATCTATGGATGAAGCAACAAAAGCAGGAAAAAACTTAGATAAGGCTACTAAAAAAACTAAAAAATAAAAAAATAATTAATTTTTAGTATAATGTATTGACATTATACTTTTTTTGTGTTATATTGTATATAGTGGAACGGGAAGAAGTCCCACAAAAGTCATATTTAAGTTTTAGAAAGAAGGAGTAAATGAATGAAAGAATTATATACGATAGTTAAAAACGAATTAAGAGAAAACGAAAATATTTGGATAAACTTAAAAAGCCAAGAAACAACTGATGAATGGTGGAAGTTTGAAGAATTTACGGTTGACCAATTATTCAATAATTATAGTGGCAAAGAAAAAGTTATAAAATTTTGGCACGAAGAAGGTTTGTGCATAATATTAAATAAATAATACATATTAGGAGGAATTATGGAAGAAATAGTTATAAAAAGAAATGATGAATTAATGCTAGAACCTTTAATCAAAAGATTTTTAGCATATATAGACGTTAGCGAAAACACAATTAAATCTTACAATGTAGGACTAATACAATTTGGAGAATATTTGAAATTCCACGGAATTAAAAGTCCTACAAGAGAAGACATTATTAATTTCAGAGAAGAATTAAAAGAACAACATAAGCCAAACACAGTTAATTCATATTTAATTGCACTTAGAAACTTCTATTCTTGGTTAGAATACGAAGGTATAACTAAGGATATTACTAAAAAGATAAAGGGCATTAAATTAGAAAAACAGCATCTTAAAAGAGGCTTATCTCAGGAAGAAATAAAACAAGTATTAAAAGTTTGTAAAGATACAAGAGAAGAACTACTTATTAAACTTATGATTACTTGTGCTTTGCGAATTAATGAGGTAGCAAATATAGAAATTGAAGATTTTTATGATGATAAGGGAATAGTAATGTTAAAAGTTTTAGGTAAGGCTAGAGGTGGTTTAAAACAAGATAGCGTTAAAATTGACGATAGAATATTTGAGTTAATTAAGAAATATTGTCAAGAATATAACGTAAAAGATTATTTATTTTACTCCACAAGCAACAATAATAAAGGTGGTAAAGTTACAACAAAGACATTAAGATTAATTATAAACAGCATTTTCAGAAGAGCAGGATTAGATATGGAAATGTTATCTCCACACTCAACTAGACACACAAGTTGTGAATTAGCGTTAGAAAGTGGCATAGCATTACAAGATGTAAGCGAATATATGCGTCATAAATCAATTAATACAACTATGTTATATGCAAAAGAAATAAACCAAAGAAATAGTACAATCGCAAATACATTAGGCGATTTGGTATGTTAGGAGGGATGTTAAATGAAAAGAGTAGATGAAACAGGAAACAAATATGGAAAATATACTGTACTAGGATACGATGAAGAAAAGAAAAAATGGAAATGTCAATGTGAATGTGGGAATATAGCATATTACAATGGTACTAACTTAAGACAAGGTGTAAAATCTTGCCGTCAATGTAAGATAAAAAATGCAACTAATTATAAAGATTTAACAGGTCAAAAATTTGGTCATTTACAAGCAATAAAATATATCGGCAAAAGTTTTTGGTTATGCCAATGCGATTGTGGCAAAGTTGTTACAAGAAAATCACCGACATTAATTAATGGTCGCTCTATAAGTTGTGGATGTATTCATACAAAGTACAAAGTTGAACACGATGAAGTATTTAAAAAATTATACAAAACTTGGAAAGGTATGAGAATGAGATGCAACAACAAAAATGATAAATCTTATCAATGGTATGGTGGTAGAGGTATTAAATTATGTGATGAATGGCAAAAATCATTCTTACCATTTTATGAGTGGGCTATATCAAACGGATTTAAAATTGTAGATGGCGAAAGAAAAGACCAACTTGCTATAGATAGAATAGACAGCGATAAAAATTATTCACCTGATAATTGTAGATGGATAACAGTTAGCGAAAATAGTTATAGAGTTAGTGAAAATAATGTTGCACTGGAAGAATTAATGTCTAAATCAACTGATGAAATGGTACAACAATATATAGAAAGAAAAATGGAAAAAAATCTTGAAATACAAAAAGAAAAGAGAGAAATTAGGGGTGGTTTCTTCCCTTGCAAGAAAAATAATTATTGTACCTTAAGGAATTTAGATGGGACAAAACAATTTATATTTAAAAACTTTAAGACAGTTGCTTTGTTCCTTAATATAACACAAAGTGCATTAAGTTACAGATACAAGAATAAAAATGGTATCTTAACAGAAGAATGGCGAATTGAAAAAATAACAAAAGAAGAATTTGATACATTAAAATCAAGAGGAATAGAGGTAATAATATGAAAGTTGGAGATTATGTAAGAACTAAAGATGGCTATATAGATAAAATTAAAGCAATAGACGAAGAAAGACACCAAAGAAGAAATGACGATGAAGAAAAATTATATAAAATATATCAATTAAATAAAGAATATTACGATGATGAATTTGATGAAACCTGTGATTGGGTTTTTGAAGATTTTATAATCAAATCAAGTCCAAATATAATAGATTTAATAGAAGTTGGAGATTATATTAATGGGGAGAAAGTTCTCTTTATAACTAAAAATGGAAATACTAGACTTGAAGTTGTATGTAGTGATGGTGAAAGTATGTTAGGTTGGAGAAGTTATAAAGAAAAGGAATTTAAATCAATAGTAACAAAAGAACAATTTGAAAGGTGTGAATATAAATGCGTATAATAGATTTATTAAATAAAATAGCAAATGGAGAAGAAGTACCAGAAAAAGTTGTAGACATAACAAGAGAAATAATTATAGAAAGTACAGAAGAATATGACCTATATGATAAATTATACGAAGAAGATATTTATATAAATGATGAAGTAGAAATACTAGAAGAAGAAAAGGAAATACCTGAAAAATTAGAAGAATTTGATATTCAAGGTTTAGAAGTATCAGGGTATTCAATGACACAAGCAGAATATTTATTAGAAGATGGCATAAAAGAAAATAGAGAGATGATTAATTGGATTTTAGATTATCTTAATAGAAAAGGAGAATGAGTATGGGATTATTATATAGTCACTATGAAGCAAATCCAATTACAAATAATAATTTTAAAATAAATGCTGTTAGTGGAACATTACAAAAAACATTTAGAAAAAGTTATTATGTAAGATTTGAAAAAGGTAGTGCAATGGAACATTTCTATTTTAGAGAAAACAAACCATCACGAATAGTAAGCAAAGATTATAATAGATTTGAAGGGTATAATGAACCATTTAATGATTATTATTATAAATTAGAAGAAATAATTGTATTACAAGTAATGCTGTGTGCTGATAATCAATATTTAGTAGAAGCAATAGATAAAAAAGATTATGATGAAATGTTCGATAATTTAGAAAGCAAAGGTGAGTAATAATGAATAAATTATTTAGAAATAAAACATTTTTAATAGTATTATGTATAATATTTACTTTAATTTGGTTGTGTGGAGTATTAATAGCAATAAATAAAATAAGCAAAGGAGTATGTATATGTTAAAGATAAAATCAATAAAAAAAGATGGCAAATATTTGATGATAATAATTAAAAAACCTTATTTAATGTCTTTAAGAAATTTTATGCAAAAACACAATTTATTATTTAAAGATGATAAAGTACATAATTTTGATTGGTGTCCTACAATAGATGGAGATATACAATTAGATTTTATATTAAGAAATTATGATGATATAAAACCTTATTTAGAAAGCAAAGGTGAGTAATATGAGTATAAAAGAAAAAATAGAAAAAATAGAAAAAATTTTAAATGATAAAAGAGCAATTATGTTACAACAAATGTTTTCAGGAAATGTAGATTATGAAGAATTATTATATCAACTTGATGAAGAAATAAGAGAAGTATTAAAGGATAGTGATAATAATGAATAAAGAAGACATTGTAAAATTAATAGATGGTAATATATTTTATAGATATGACTATGCTGATTTTCTTTATAAACAATTAGAATTTAAAGATTTAATTTTGAAAGCATTACATAAATATTTTACAGAACACGAAGAATATGAAAATGATGAATTTTTAAGACAATTAGAAAGTTGTACCAAAAATGATATGGAGTGGTTAAAAAGAATGGCTGGTGTTAATAATGAAAGATGAAATAAAAGAAATATTAGAAGATGTTAAAAGACATTTAGATTATGTAGAGGCAACTAAACAGGCTTCTATTAGAGATAATGAAATGAAAGCAATGTATGATTACATAACAAACCTAGAACAAGAAAAACAAGAAATGAAAAATGGTTGGCAACAAGAAGTATATAATAAAGATGAAATTTTAAATAGATGGTATGAAACACAAGGAAGAATAGATAAAGCAATAGATAAATTATATTGTTGGGGTGAAACTTTAAACCCTGAATTTCAAAAAGTGATGTTAAATATCTTACAAGGAAGTGATAAAGAATGAATGAAGAACAAATGAAATATGTTGCTAATTTGATGTCGCAAGATTTAGAAAAAGATAAAGAAATTGCTAGATTAAACAATATAATAGATGAGTTAGTAAATTGGTTGCGAGAAAGCCGAGATGGAGAAAGAAAAGAAAAATCTAGACTTATACAATATGATAAAAGTATAGAACCAATTATTTATAATAACATATGTTTATACGATAAAATATTGGGTATAATAAAAGCGTTGAAAGAAGGTAAGCAATGAGATTGTTTGGATTAATTGTATATGGACTATTTTGCTTTATGGGTGAAATAGTAACTGACGAAATATTAAATGCAGAAGAAAGGGATGAAGATTAGTGCTACAAAAGATAGTAAGAAAAGATGGGGTAATATACGAAAGAGAGATAAAACAACCTAATGATTATAATTCCAATTTAAACATTAGAGTAAACAACGCAAAAGCAGATGAGTTTAAAGAAGTAACAAAAATGCAAGGTCTTTCTTACAGTGATGTTTTAAGAAATATGATGGATGAGTATGTGGCAAATCATAAAAACAATGAGAAAAATTAAAAGGAAATTTAAGCGATTACAAAGAAGTGATTGGAAGAAAATGAAAGATAATTTAACGTTATATACATACATAATAAATAAAAACAACCATATAAAAGGGTTTTATAAAGATGAGAAAGGTACTATTTATACTCATTGGTTAAATGATGATGAAATATTAGATTTAGAAAGTGAAGTGAATTAGATTATGGGATTATTAAGAGATACATATAACATTACAAAGGTTGATTTGTCAGGAATTGAATATGAAATGAAAAGGAAAAATGATATTCAAAAACGACAAAATATAGTAATAAATAATACAAGAGATAGAGTTGATATATCTTTAACAGAATATGAAGAATTAAAAAATGAATTAAAATCAAAAACTGAATTATTAAATAAATATAATGAATTTATTATTGAACTAGCAAAGAATATAAAACAAAGTCCTGAAATATTATTAAAAGGTAAAGTAGTAAAAAGTAAATTTGAAAGAGTACCTTATACTATGAGTAATAATTTATATGTTATATGGGAATTTAAAGATTGTGATTTAGAAAGTCAGGTGTAAATAGAGTATGGAAGATATAGTTAAATATCATTTTAGGTCAAATAGTTATATTAGTTGTAAAGATATATCATTTGGAATAATGATAGCAAGTAATAAAAATCTTATATATGGATTAAAAGGTAGAGAATATTTTATAGAAATTAATTTATTGTTTATTCACATTAAATTAGGAGTTATAAGAAGCGGTCATAAAAAGAAAAAGGAGATTAAATAGATATGTTAAAGATAAAAGATAATGTTGATTTAAAAGAAATAGAAAATTATGGGTTTAAATTGAAATACAACGAAAACAATGGTAAGCCATTTAGTTATGAAAAAGTGTTTATTGGGTGGAATAGAAGAAGCGATATAAAAATTTATATAGAAGATAGAAAAATTAATTGCTATATTGAAGAAGAAAAAGAAATAATTGAAACGTTATATGACCTAATAAAAGCAGATTTAGTAGAAAAGGTGGAAGAATGAAAAAAATAATTATATTAGTAATACCAATTTTATTATTGACAGGTTGTTGTAATGATACAAGTTATAATACAGCAAAATGTAATGGTGAAGAATATGACATTGTTTCAATTACTAGATGGTCACATTCTAATTATGAATTAGAATTAAAAGATGGAAATAAAATAGAAGTTCATCCTATGAATTGCATATTTTATAATAACAAGTAGGTGATAAAGAATGAACACAAGACCAAAGTTTTATACACTAGAAGATATGACACAAGAAGATTTAAACAAACTAGCATTAGAAAGAAATAAATATGTCAATATAATAAATGAATTAGAAAAATGGTTAAAAGAATATAAAATACAATGTAAAAAATATGATAGCAATTCTACTATTATTGTTATTAATTGTATTTTGGATAAATTAAAAGAATTGAAAGGAGAAGAAAAATGAAAAAGCCAAATGAAATGTCACATATTGAATTAGTAAATATGATGGAAGAAATAGATACACAAATGCAATTATTATTAAACAAATATACGGAATATAAGGATGAGTTGTTTAGAAGATTTCCAACATTAGATGAGGAAGCATTTAAACCAACAATATTAAAAGGTAACGAAGAAAACAAATCAAAAAAGATGTAAAAATGAAACAAATAATAGAGTTACTAAACAAAGTTCCTGAAGAAATTGTAGCAACTATATTTATATTGTTTTATATATTTGGTTTCATTAAATTATATAGATTTTTAAATAATTGCGAGAAAGAAGGTAAATAAATTTAAAGTAGAACTATAATTTGCATATATCTAAAACAAGTGATATAATTAGCCTTAAAAGTAGAACTAGTTATTAGTTTTATATAGAATTGGTGGTGATATAGATATGGCAAAGACTACTGCTAAAGAGAAATCATACAATAAGAAGTATTATGAGAAGCACAAGAAAGAAATAATATCAGAAGTTCAAGCAAAGCAAAAGTCAAACAAAAAAGAATACAACAAAGATAAAAGAGAATACTACGCTGAGAATGCTGATTATCGAAAGTATAAAAGAGCCTATGCAAAAAAATACAGAAAACTTGAGCCAGTCAAGAGCAAGGCTAAGAAAGACAGAAAAGCGTTAAAAGAAAAATAAGCCGTAACAATAAAAGAATATCCATCGTAAGATATTCTTTTTATATTGCCAAAATATATTAAAAAATATTGTAAAGTGTATGTCAAAAAATGACAACTTTACATTTGCTTTACTTTACACTTTACATTGTTTTTGTAAACTAAATGTGTGTGAAATGTAAAACAAATAAATCTGTAAATATAATTTATCATTATTAAAAATTAATGTCAATATACAATTACTTTACATATATACATATATTATGCATCTGCTCTTATTTACCTTTTAAATGGCTTTATTTTAATCAATTCATTAAACAAGTATATTTATATTACTTTTGCTTTTTTGTGGCTTGTAGGGGCATAAAATGAATAAATAAAGATATGTTAATAATTAAATATAACTCTATTTAACGAATAAACGCCCCGTATTGCTCTCAAAATGTCTTCCTAGTGTATTTATACTAGATAGATATTTTCGTGGCTTAAAACGGCTTAAAATAGCAAAAAATAGATGCATAGAATAAATGCATCTAAAATAAAGTGATATATTATGCATCTGTATCGTATTATCTTTAATTGCCTATAATGTTTATTATGTAAACTTGTATATATAAAAGAAAAAGACTATTTCTAGTCTTATTAATGGTATAAATAATAATGTATTAATTCTTTTATCTTTTCTTCTAATTCATTGTCGTATCTAACTTTTGTTGTTATATTCTCAATTTTATTTTTATTTATACTTTTTAAATATTTTAAATCTTCTTCGTACGCTTTTTTGTTTGCTTC